AATCACGAACTTCACGAGCGTGTTCAATACCTGCTGTTCTCCAATCAAGACCAAATTGTAATTCCAATTCAGGACTTACAACATAGTTTAATTTTGAAATCAAACCATATGTGTCTTGTCTGTTGATAGAATTTCTAAGAATTCCTGTTGAACGATTTTCAGATGTTGAGAAGTTTTCATCAATGTTGTCAGAATTTTGTGCAATTTCTGCATTCCAATCCCAAGTCCAAGGTGAACTTCTATACCATTTCTGTCCTTCAACTGCTGGTTGTCTTGATACACTTCCGTATGTTCCTGTTCCACCACCTGAACCACCACTCCAATAGAATACTGATGATAATCTTGTTTTATCATTTAATTCTAAGAAGTGATTAATGTTCACTAATGGTTTATGGAAGAAATTCTCTCTCTCGTTAAGAAAGTTTGAATTGTATCTATTAGTTGTGTTCGCTCCATACATATACCAATATTGTTTACCTGTATATGATGGGTCAATAGGTGCGACATTTTGATTGAAAAATCTACCTGCTTCGGTCTCGAACTTTTCACCTTCTGCGAAAGCGTCAGTATCGTATCCGTCAACATCACCAGCTAACTCTTGTGAGTAAGTAGCGATATTTTGTTTGTATAGATTTTGTCCGTGTCGTTGTGGTGCACCGATTGCGTACATTTCAAAACGTTGTTTTTCACTTACTGCATAACTTGCTCCCAAGTAATATGCCCAAGCGTCTGTCCAAGTTCCGTCAATTATACCATCACCTGTTTTACGAACAATTGTTCCACTTAAAGCTAATCTGTCATTTAACATAAGACCAGTATTATAGTTAAAAGTAGTTTTTAGAAAACCACCTTCACCTGCTTCTTGTTTGAACTTTCCACCCTTTTCAAAAGATGTTGGGTCGGTTATGATGTTCATTGTTCCACCGATTGATGGTGTTGCTAGATTTACTGCTGATAGTCCTCTTTGAACTTGAATTGAAGCCGCTGTGTCTCCAACTCCGTCCCAATTAGACCAGTATACCCAACCATTTTCCATATCGTTTTGTGGTACTCCGTTTATCATTACTGCGATGTTTCTTTGATTGAAACCACGTATGTTGATACGAGCGTCACCCGCACCACCACCTTGTTGTGTTGCATATACACTTGGTGTAGTGTTAAGAATCATTGGAATGTCTTGTGAACCAAGACGAGTTTCAAACTCTTCTTTTGTTACATTAGTGAAAGCAACTGGTGTTTTATCAGATGCTCTTGAAGCCAAAACTTCAACATCTGATAATGCAAGTCCACCTACTTCTAATAAGAAGTGTGTCATTACATCTTCATCACCAACAACTATTGTTTTAGTTATTGATTTATACCCTATGAAAGAAGCTATTAGTTCGTATGAACCCGCTGGAACACTAATCATTGAGTAAGCACCCGCTTCATTAGCGATGTCACCCAAATCAGTTCCAACAAGAACGACATTAGCGCCTTCAAGTGGTCTTGAGTTAGTATCATATACGGTTCCCATTACTGATTGTGCGAACAATCCTGTGGTTACCATAAACAATACTATAAGATTACGAATATTCATAATCGTTTCTCCTTGTTTGTTTTCTGTGATGACACATTTTTATACTGGTGTGTCGTCTGCCAGTTAAGAAATTTAATTCTCACTTGTTAGTTCTTCTCCAGGTATTTCACAACTATCGTTGTTGCAGAACTTATCAACTTCTGCTTCTTCATTCTTAATAACACCGAATGTTAGTTTACCTAATTTTTTAACTTGTTTATTGTATTCCTTTTCTTCAATTGCTTCATAAGGCATTTGTGGGTAAGCTCCCCAATCGTGTCTTGGTAGTAACGATATACCTTTAAGGTGGTATTGGAAGTAATTTAATACAAATGGAATTTCTTTTCCTTCTGTTTCAGGGTTGAATGTCACAGTACAACTAACCTGATTGTCTGCCCAATGTCTTTGTAGGAATGCTGCTAAACTGAATTGTTCCCAAATGGATAATTCTGCTGCAGTTCTTATTCCCTCTCCGACATCTACCGGCACCTCAACAACTAATGTTGAGTCTTCGGAACCAAATGCTGGTTCTATTTTATAACCTGCCTTTTTTAGGGGTTCTACTAATTCCGAATTGATTGATAATCTAATTCGTCTTGTGTAAAATCTTGATTCTGGATAATGTAAACCTGGTGTTGCTCCGGCTAGTAAAGAAACCGTCCCACTTGGTTTAACTGATGTAGTTTTGATACTTCTTGGTATTGCGAACCAATCACTATACATCTTATCCCACTCTTGAATAGTATCGTATCCACCCTCTAACCAATCTCTGAATTCATTTAGTCCACGATTAGTTATGAATTGTGCGACACCACTAACACTACAACCAATTCGTCTGTTTCTCAACATAACTCTGTTGGTATCGGACCAATGTGTTCTTCCGAGTGTTACAGTTTTTGCATATAAATACGCATATTTGAGTGTTCGTTTGTAGTCTTCTAAATCGTCGTGATTGTCTGGAAATGTTTCTACTAAACAACATAACTCATATGATTCTAATGATTGTTCCAAACAAGGATTACCACCCATTACTCTGTGGTCTTTATTATCTCCACCATTTTTCATACGAGAATAATGTCTCATATTATCTAACCAAGCCAAACCTGGTTCTCCATTATCTACGATTCGTTTTGAAACTTCTGTATAATCCATACCGAGTTCTGCAAATATTGAGTTGTTTGATGTCCAACCAAATTGGTCTCTATGTGGATTTACTTTGTAATTCTTTAAGTCTAAATATTCTTCTGAATCTGGGTCACCAAAGACAATCTCTGCTGTTCGTCTTACATTACCTGCCACTACACATTTACCGATTAAATTCATAATATCTACAATGGTTGTGATAGTGATTGGCTGTCCTACATTACCCTCTAATACTTGTCTAATACTTTCGTGGACTTCTTCTAATGGGTCTGGTCCTGATGATACTCCACCAAATCCTTTGATTGGTTCACCCTCTGCTCTGATTAAACTATAATCAAATACAACTGAACCTTGTCCGTGGAAATAACTTTCTAATAAAACTTGTAATGATTCAACCCAACCCTCACGAGTGTCTGGTATTTGGAAATTTTGTTCATCTCTTTTGATATCAACACCCTTAACGATAATTTCCCCCGCTCCTTTGGTGTCAAATCCTACTCCCACACCCAACATTGATGCGTCCATTAAGAAACAAAATGGTTTTGCGTAATCATCTTTAATTGTTTTCGTTGATACAAATGCACAATTGTTTAGAGCGGCATACAATCCTTTTTCTTCTGTGATTGCTGTTCCCATAGCCCATAAACCACGACCTGGTGGTAAGAACTTCATATTGAAAATTCTATCATACATTTCTTGTGCGGATTTTTGTGCTTGCCAAGGATTCCAACCTAATTGATGTGATTCAATGTGGTTCATTTGCATAGTATAAGTTCCCTCAACTACTCTTTGAACGGTTTCCCACCATCTTTCGTTCTTTCCATCTTCTTTAATTCTTGAATAGGTTCTCATATAGACTAATTCTCCAAGACCATTGAACCCAAATGGTGCTTTCTTGCGTTTGTATTTACTGATAAAATTCTCTGATAACTTAAACATTTTTTGTCCTTTATTTTCTTTATTTTTTTCCGTCAGATATAACTATAATATATATTCGTTTAATACGACATTATTTTAAATTCTTTGAAGTTTTAGAAAGATTTTCTTTGAAGTTTTATTCAAACCCTTCAGAGTCAAAATCTTTCTTTTTTTGTGCTAAGGTTTTCCTCATATACTCTTCTGCATTGTCCATTTTCCCTTGAGTTTGTTTACCCTCTTGGGTGTTTGCTTCGTATATTTGTATATAACCTGTGTTGGTATTAATGGTTGCCGGAAAGGTTAATCCGTCTGGTCCAAATCTATTCTTAATAACGTGGAATCTACCTGTGTTTGCTATTTTGTCTTCTACTTTTCTTGACATACTCATAATAAAATCAGCTGTCATCACTTTACTATAATCTTCTGAAACTTTTGATGCGTCAATCACATCTTCCTCTAATGATGAACGATTTGCCTGTGAAGCTGTCCATATCGGTATGTCAAATTCCCCTGCCATACCTCTCAACTCCTCGTAAACGTGTCCAATAGAGTGTCTTTTTTCCTTGAAGTTGACCGTAGACTTCATAATATCTGCGTAGTCAACCAATACCATATCTGGTTTTATACCTTGTAATTCACATTGTTGTAAGTGTGCAGTCAATGTTGCGACACTTGCACTTCTCGTAGGATAATATTTGATAATCAGATTACCCTTTAACTGATTAATTTTCTTTAATACTTCTTCTTTATAATATTGTAAATTACCTGTTGGTTGTCCTGATACAATGGTATCATATCTTAAACCAACATATTCTGCATTTAACTCTAATGTATAATGTATTACGGTTTTACCTTGACGAACTGCGTCTGCTCCGATTGCTTGTAGTGTCCAAGATTTACCAATACCGGCTGGTGCCACCACTACTCCAAGTTCACCACCTGCTAAACCTCCGTCCATTAAATCATTAACACTATCCCATTTAGTTGCGATGGTTTGTCTTGCTTGTTGATTCATTCGTTCTTCAAAACCTGTAATGTATTCGTGTCCAATATCTCTTTCTACTCCGGCTTTCATTGCGTTGTCAATCACACCTTTAATTTCATCATACTTTTGTGTATCCAATAACTCTACTGATTGCATAATTGCACTCTTGATAACTTGATTCTTACAAAACTCTAATGTTTTTTCTTGGACGAATTCTAAGTCTGGTGATTCTCTGAAGTTCCAAGCGTTTCTTAAACTATCCACAACTGCTGTTTTCATTACATCATTTTCTAAGTCGTCTATTACGACTTTCAATGCTTCCATAGTTGGTGGTGTTTTGTATTTGTCAAAATACTTTCTTGTTTCTGTGATTAAGAATTTGTTGGCGTCACTATCAAAGTAACTAACTTCTAAAATATCATACACGGTTTTGATAAACTTATTGTTTACCAACAATGATGTGATAATTTTTGACTGGAAAGATGTTCCGTATTGTATTAGTGATTCGTTTTTGCTCATAACCTTATAATATTAAATATCAAGTTCATTATACAAAGATGAAGCTTTTTTTTCATATAACTCATTTTTTTTCTTTTGACGATATTTTTGTCGTGCCTTTTCTTTAATCGTTTCTTTATTGCGTAAATAATGGTCCATTTGCCACTTTCTTTGTGCTTCTCGTCTTTCTTTATCAGTATGATATTTACGCTTTCTACCCACTAAATTTTTCCCATAGTTTTAATGGTTCTTCTACTTTTTCTAAACGAGCTTTTGCTATCTCGTAGTATTCTTCTTCTCGTTCTATTGCGATATAATCTCTTTCTTGTCCTACACAAGCGAGTGCAGTTGTTCCACTTCCGGCAAATGGTTCCAATACTACATCACCTTTTCTACTACCCAACACTACTAAATAATTCATTAGGGTCAAGGGTTTTACCGTCGGGTGTATGTTACGACTTTTAGTTTCTCTATCTTTGAACATTCCGTTTGGGTCTTCTTGTGAACCACCACGACCAACATATGCTCCTGATTTCTTTTCTTCCATAAATTCTAAACCATTATCTTTTTCACTACGACTTGCTTTTGGAACAATCATAAATGGAAATGTTTGTTGAACTGGTTCTGGTAATGATTTAAGGTTCTTTTCAAACCAAGCGTCTAAACTATAATATCTTGAATAACCACCACTATCTGATATTGATGATGCCATTCTTTTAAAACCCCAACCCATATCTCTCGTGTCTAATGGTTTTCCATCACCTCCGTGTGGTTTTGCTGTTCTGATTTTTCCGTCATCAATAATGTTATCACTAACTAATAGATTTGCTGGAAATCTTCCGTCTGTATTTTGTTCATACTCTAATCGTTCTGCATTTTCTACTTGTCCATAAGATAACTTATCAATACCGATTGCTTCTTTGGATTTTTTACCAACATCTCGTAGGTCTGGCATTGTAATCTTTTTCTTTTTTCTATAATCTTGTGTTTCACCTGGTTTTCCAACACCAATATCCATAGCACCATAACCACCTTGTGGTGTATCTGATTCCTCAAATGGTATTCTACAATCATCAAACCAAGAAACTGCTTTTCCGTTTTTCTGTGCTTGTGCTAATAATCCTTTTTCTTCTATTGGTTTCATTGCTACAATCACTACTTCAACCGCTGGTTTTGGTTGAAACCCACCATAACTTCCGTCAAGTTTTTTTGCTTCGTCTGTTGCTGGTTTTGTATATTCGTAATCACCTCTATCAGTATCAAGTTTATTCCAACCACTTGATTGACCAATATCAGATGAAGTTACTTTTCTTTTACCAACAACCTTACCTTTAACACCTTTTTGTTTATCAATCATCTTTGATATGTTCATTGCTTTTGGAAACCCACTTGCGTATGTCCAATAGATTGGTGTGTAGTCAATTCTAAATCCAACCTTTTCTAACATTTCTGCCATACGATACTGAACATCACTTCTTGGTGCAGACATAACGAATGCCATTGAACCTGGTTTCAATACTCTGAAACACTCTTCAAATATTTTTATGTCTGGAAGAACTTTATCCCAATCTCTACCCATAAATCCATAACCATATGGAGGGTCTGTGCATAATAAATCTATTGAATTATCATCAAATTTTTTAAGTTCTTTAACACTATCTCCGTGTATTAATTGTCTTTTCATTTATGTGTTTCCTCTGCCATAAAATTTAATTTGTTAAATGTGGTTGCCAACCAACTATTTAGATTAGGTAATGCCTGATATAATTTATCTTCCAAGAACATCTTTTGAAATCTATGTTTGATTACTCGTTGGATTGGTCTTTCTACTATTTCTTTTACTTTTAATTTAGTTTGTCCTGTTATGATTCCGTCTTCTAAATCCATAAGTCTTTTATTCATATCTAATAAATCTTTTGATTGTAATATCTTTTCACACAATGGAACTTTCTGCGTTTCTGCACTTCTGTATATGTCATCCAATGTATATTTGTCTTCTGTTCCCATAAATGGAAATAACTTTATTAAGGTTTTCTTTCCTATACCATTTACCCCTGGTATTCCATCTGATTTATCTCCGTCAAACATTCTAAATAGTAGAAAGTTGCTCGGGTGTATTCCGTATTCTTCAAATACTTTGTCCTCATCATACATCTTTTTCTTAGTAGGTGAATATACATTTGTGGTTTTGTCAACTAATTGTAGGAAGTCTTTATCGGTTGAAACTATTGTGGTTTTGTTGTTCTTGTAAATGTGCTTAGATAAATAACCAATCACATCATCTGCTTCTATGTTTTCCATATTCATAATAGATACTGGTAAGCACTCTAAATATTCCACAACACGATTGAGTTGTCGTATCATCATCTGTTGTTCTTCGTTACGAGTCAAATAATTATTTGCTCTATTCAAACGATACGACATCTTTCGTCCCATTTTATATTGTGGGAATATCTTTCTACGGCGGTTAGACCCACCT